TGCAGCTATTTTAGTTTCTAAAAATGCTGTACCTGAACTACTTACTTGACTTAAGATTAAATCGCCGGTATTATAAACTATTCCAGATCCTATTGGCATATTGTATAAATATTACTTTATTTATGTTTATATAAATATAATAACCCAAGAGGTTTATTTCTTGGGTTATCACTTTATTTACACTTTCATTGATTATTTTATGGTGCCCAATTTGAAATAGGAACTCTCTTCCAAATATTGCCCGTATAAACATAGATAAAATTATTATCTACAGTTATTTGTCCAACAAACCCAGTATTTGTTGGTGAAGATGGAACTTGACCAGTGCCAGGACTGCTTCCTGTAGATACTTGAAGAATATTAAATGAACCAGTAACATAAGTTACCAATGCACCAGTAATATAAGTCACTGTACCATAACTTGATGTTATTGAAGATGCACTAATTACATTTCCTGTATATCTTAATGTAGTTCCATCATCACTTACTAAAGAATCGGTAATGCCAGTAGCATCATATGCTTTTGGAATTCTATTAGTAGTAAATCCAGTAATATTATCTAATGCAAATGAACTAGTTGGACCCACTATTATGTTACTTGCACTATTTACTTGATCTACTGTTATCCAATTATCATTTTTACCATCCCAAAGTAATGATGCGCTTCTTTGATTGCTACCACTATCAAATACTTCAAAACCAGCATATCGTTCATATGGGAAAAATGCATTTAATTGAATAATATTATCATTAATAATGACCGTACTTGAACTGATATATACTACACTAGAACTGCCAAATACAGTAAAATCACCGCCAACCAACATAGATCCACTAACAAATAAATTTTTTCCAATACCAACACCACCATCTACTACCAATGCACCATTTGTATATGTTAGTTGATCATTATTTGTTGTATTTAATACTCTCAAACTTCCGCTAGAAGTATTTACATCACTTAAAGAATCACCTAAAATACTATTACCGTTTACTCTTAAATCACCATTAATTGTTCCATTGCCAACGACATAAAGAGTACTTGAACTAATATTACTACTTGCACTTATATTTGACGCAGTAATATTTGTTGCAAATACAGTTGATAGTGTAGAATTTCCTATTACAGTAAGTGTATTAGCACTAATATTACCACTTGCACTAATATTACTTGATGTAATATTTGTTGCAATTAAGTTTGTAAAATTAGCAGATGAACCAGTATATGCACTAGCACTAACATTACCCGCAACTTGTAATCTGTTTATACCATCCGTTGTATTTTTTCCTAATAAAACATATCCATCTGAACCGGATATAAACATAATTGAACTGGTATCATAACTCATGATGTTCAATATGTTTCTATTTGCTGATTTAGAACCAGCAGAACCAAAACTAGCACTATCCATTGGTAATATTGTCAACATTGCATCAGGACCAACAATACCAGCATATCCTGGCAAACTAGAAACATATGTCGTACTAGCTCCACCGCCAGCACCATAACTAATAAAATTACCTACACCAAAATAACCACTTTGTTTAAATATAGCTCTGGTTCCAGCAACTATATTTGCACCGGCCGCTTGATTAACAATGTCTGGATCGGTGGCAGAATAATAAGCATAAACTCTCAAATCTGTAGAACCAGATTCGGTTCCTAATTGCATTCTAGGAGATAATACTGCTTCAGAACCACTTGAAGCCAAACGTGAAAATAAAATTGAAGATTGTGCACCAGCATCACTTGCACTAGTTGCCAAATTTAAAGTGGCATATTTTGAAAATATTGTTGCACTGCCGCTTACATATAATCGTGCTAGATTTTCAGGAACAGATGCCTCACCATAAGTTCTATAAGCTGGACCAGTACCTACAAATAATTCATTACTTGCAGTAATTTCCGAAGCAACAATTTTATTACTTGCGCTTAAATTACTTGCGGTAATATTTGTAGCAAATACATTTGTCAGTGTGCTATTACCTAGTACGGTTAATGTACCAGTATCATAAATCGAACTTGCAGTAATAAATCCACTTGCACTGATATTTGAAGCAGTAACATTTGTTGCAAATACATTTGATAATGTACTATTGCCAACAACAGTAAGTGTACCCGCATCTTGTATTGCACTCGCAGTTAATCCTGCACTCGCACTAACTAATCCGCTGAAGGTGGCAGTAGTACCAGTCAATCCAGCCAATGTTGATGCGCCAACTACTGTTAGTGTACCTGCATCAGTAATATTAGTTTTTACATACAAATTACTGGAACTAATATAACCACTTGCACTAATATTGCTAGCAGTAATACTATTTACATTTATATCAGATGAACCTGTTAAAAAACCAAATGAATCGGTTTGTAAAATAAGTCGTGAACCACTAATAATTGTTTCTACAAATGGTGCTTGTCCACCCTGCAATGACGCAGAAGTTTGTGGAATTACTATATTTAAAGTGTTAGAATTGGGGTATGGCATATAATTTCGTCTTTATCTAGTTATAAATATAAATATAAAATTAATTAATATATAATTCTTAGACTTAAACAGTCCAATCTGCAATTGATTGTCTTAACCATCTTCCACCAGCATAAATATAATGATAATCACCATCATATGCCATCCAACCATCTTCACCATAATCAGTTGGTGTATTTGGAACAGGATGCCAAATAGTAACTTCTTGAGAACCACTAACTGTTAAGTTTATAGTTTGTTGTATCAATGCGGCATAACTTTGTCTAATTGTAGTAATTGCTTCTCCAGCTGCAGTAGTAGATTGTTCGGTTGCGATAGTACCTTTAGGAAATCTCCATTCACTATCATTTTCGGCAATAGGATTTATACTATAATAAGGATTTCCTTTGTTACTATAAGTGTTATCTTTAACCTTTTGATTAACCTTAGCCATTTGAGTACTACTAACAATTTCTGCTGTTAATTTTACTTGTTTTGGTGTCAATAATCTTTGAACAGTTTGTTTTCTATCTTCAAAAGATTCTGGCAACAAATAAGCATTGGTAGTTAAAGTAAATGTACTTCTTACCATTCTGTCTTTATCACCACTTGATTCAATCGTATTGGTGTAATTATCAATTTTAACTCTAAAGTTAAATCTTTGTTTATCTCCCCAATAATCTCCTTCTGCAAAATTAATTTTTTCTAATATTGCATTGTTTTGTTCAACATATTCAGTCCATACAATAAATTCATATTCTGCCTTAATATGATCAGGCATAGTAACTGCAAATATTTGATTGGTAGGAGCAACTGTCTTATTTAATAAATTAAATTTATCGTATTTGTTCTTTTCATTGAACTTAGTCATTACTGGATAACTCAAATAACGATTAAATGTTTGATAACCTTCATCTTTCGCAAATGATGTTCTTTTAACCATTATCAATGGTATTTGTAATTTACCTTGTTGATCTCTTAATGCACCTTGAGCTTTTGCAGCATACCATTTTTCAGGATTGCCATATATAATCGGCACTTTTATATTTTCACCTGCGTCAATTACAGTAGGATTGATAACATTTTGTATATAACTAATCAATGCAGTATCAACATCCAATAAACTAACAGTAAAGTTTTTCTTTGGATCTTCATCTCTTCTAGTATCCAATGCAATGTTTCTTACATTAGATACAATAGGATTGTTCTTTTCAACATTGTTATTTGTTGGTACTGGATTGTTTTTATTACCTTCCCACATAATTAATATTGACGGTTAACTAAATTAATCTTGCTCAACTTAGTATAATGACTGTTACAAATTATACTATGCGATTTATTTGACTGACCACCTAAAAATTGTTCTTGTACAACATTATCAATTTCATGATAACGATCATTGAATAATATCAAATCGCCAACTTCAGGATAAAAACTCGCATCTTTTAAAGACAGTTCTCTGAATTTAAATACAACAGTTTGATCTCTGTCAGGTCCAAATCCTTCATCATCGGTACTAATATCACCACGATCAATTAAAGTACTTAATTCTACACCAGGATAAAAACTTTTACCTTCAGCTGCAACTGTTTCACCATAAATGTTTGTGTTGGTTTCATTTGGTGCGATTTTAAACAAAACAACAAGCGTTTCAATAATGTCACGCATCAATTCTGCATTAAATTGATTTACCAAATTAATGTCTCGTTGACTAAAATATCTTCCAAATAATGCCATATTACTTTATTATTAAATGAAATGTTGCAAATAAGACATGGGTTTATCATGAAATATTAATATAAAACCAAATACTAAAACACCAATATAAATTAGTAGTGGAACAGTCTTCATGATAGATGTCATTTTTTCAGTTTCATCTGCTTTAGCTTCCATTTGAGCTTTACGACTGGTTGCTTCAAGATTTTCTCTCAATTGTGTAATTAAAGTTTCTTTTTCTGATGCTGCTTCGCTTCTCAATTCAGATCCATCCAATGTTACTTCACCGCCAGGAATTGGAATTGTACTATATTTTTGTCTAATCATCCCAAGATTTTCTTTACACAATGCCAAGAAATATTTCTTAACCCATTGTTTTCCAACTGCATTTAATTTATAGTAAACTACATTTTGATATGGTACATTGCTGTAATCACTCACTACATCATAATTGCTTCCGCTACTAAATGTATTTGCACTACTAAATTTATCTTTTTCAACAACATATTCAATATAAATTGTGTGGTCATATGTAGGTATAGGAAATATTTTTAATTTATTGTTTACCACTTCAAAACTATACGCACTTTTACGAACCATATCATTAAATTCAATTGCTTGACCTCTTAATAAATCTTCGAAAATTGGTGTCATCAAAAATTGTGTAGCAGGACTATATCCAGCAAATCCCATTTCATTCAATACATTGCTATAACTCATACCTGTCATACTGAATGGATCATATATACGAGCAAATGCTGGTGACGGTCCATGAAATACTCTTCTAATTTCAACTCTACTACCACTTTCAATGTTGGTTCCTATTATTGTTTGTAAATCATATGTTTGTAAACTTGCACTCAATTGAACTGGCGCTTTTTTAATGTCAACATATCCACCTACTCCAACTTCACTTCCATATCCTTTAGCTAATTGAATTATATATGGCAATCCTGTTCCTATTACATTTTTAGCAGTGATATTAGGATTATTTGCAGTGCTTAATCCTTGTAAATTCAATAAATTATTTCTGATATTAAATTGATTTACTTGAGCACCATATTCATTAACAGCTTCTTCAAATGCTGCATAAAAATTTACATCAATTAGTTCAATGTCAATGATTGGATATCCCATTCTTTTTGCAGCCCACTCTGCGCTTTTCTCACAGTCATATTCAAAAAATCCAACACTTGCTGTTAAACTAACAGGAGTAGGTTCTGTCAAATAAAATCCAAATGGTATGCTTCCAGTAGTTACTGCACTACCGCTACCTGGCCATCTTACTCTATCTTGATCTAAATTAGCACTCATTGTTTATAAATATATTATAATTTAGTTATTCTAACTTTTAAATCACCATTTCCTTTAATAATTCTATGCCAAACTTCTTTTGGTATAAAAAGTTTACCAGACATAGTTTTTGGTAATTCATTATCCATTTGTAATTGCCAATCTGTTGCACCAATTATTTCTACAATTCTATCTTCTCTGTCTCTGTGCCATTCCAAATCATCTATATCTACATTTTCTTCAAATTCTCTTAGATATAAATTATCTTGTAAATGTGTTTCTTTAAATGGAAATTCCATATCACCAATATTTGCCCTTACTCTTGGTACCTAAAGATTTAATTCTATGACTTCTGCAACTCCAATATCCGGCTGTAGTTCTATCTTTCTTTTGACTACATCTATGTCTAGCTCTAAAACTTTTTCTACGAGCTTTACTACTAGCTCTAATTCTCATTTTAGGATCACCAAATGTAACTTTCTTGATGTTACCATTCTTACCTCTTACATATACAGCAAATTTCTTTGGTCCTCCTGGAGTTCTAAATGGTCTACTAAGATGTACAGTTCTACCTCTGTGTTTTACCTCATTTAGATATTCATCTTCTTCCAATTCAATTGGCGCATCTAAATAAACTTCTATACCTTCATATATTGCTTTAATTCCTAAATCACTTTCTATAATATCTACATCATCATCATTTAATTCAATTGCGTCATCATTGTATAAACCACGAACTTCATTTACTATTTTAAAATATCCTTCACTATAAATTCTAAATATATTTTCTTCTAATGTAAGTTTTCTATATAAATGATATTTTAATTGTTCGCTTATTTGAACATCTTTAACCAACTTCATTGGTTCATTTTTTTCTAAAATTTCATCCACTATATCAGTTAAATTTATCATATAATATAAATAGAATTACAAAATAAAAAACCCCGGCATTTCTGCCGGGGTCATTGTTTAATCTATCTTAGTATTGATTAGATTTGATCTAAGTCAGAAACATATATCTTGCCGTAAAATTCGGGACGTACTACTTTCTTAGCATAACGAGTCAATACGCCACGACGTGGTGTGAAGTTGACTGGATCGTATACCAATGGAGTTTGTACTAGTGGGATGTATGGGGAATATACAGCACCGGTTTCTAGGAAGTTATTTCCACGGAAGCCCATCAAGATGGTGTTTTCTTGCATATATGGGTTCTTGTAGACTTGGAAGCGACTTGCGAAGCTACCAACACGACTTACACCCATTGCGAACTTAGCAGAATCACCGTCTGTGTTAACAACATATCCTGGGATTGATTCCAAGATGGTTGCTACATCTGGACCTACTACTAGGAAGTTTGCACCACCACGTAGAGTCAATTGATGAATCTTGTTGCTTACCTTTTGAATCTTGTTACCAAGAGTTTGGTACCAAGTACTCTTTACGTAAGCAGTACGATTGGTTGAATCGTTGTTTACGGTGAATGTTGGTAGTCCGTTAGCATCATTTGCACCCTTGATGATGTCTTTACCGATTACTGCAGACCATGCTTCGGTTGTCAATGCAGGAGCTGCATTAATCAACATGTCCATAATTTCAAGATCAATTTCCATTGATACATATTCACTCAAGAGAGCAGTCAATTCTGCTTCTGCATCAATGCTATGATAAGCATTCAAGTCTTGAGCCAATTCTGGGGTCCAGACTGCCTTTAACTTACGGGTCTTAGCAACGATAGGTTCGCTCTTAAGTTCCAAGTTAACTTCTGGAATGTTGATATCAGTACCTTGGTTGATACCAGATGAACCACCAGCAGATCCCTTGAATGGATTTGTATCTTCGAAGTCACCACGGGTACTGTCAGTAGGTTGTACTGTATATGTCAATGTAGCATTACCTGGAGTTGGTGCTTGTGAACCAGTTACAATGAATTGAATTCTGTAATATGGAGATGCCAATGAACCAGTGTTATATACCTTGGTTAATTCATTGATTTGTAGGGTTGGATCAATTGATGAACCGCTCAAAGCAAAGCTTCTTACTGCATTCAAATCAATTCTGTTGCCGGTATTGTCGCCGACGTTTACAGTTAGTTTTCTGTATGAACCTGTAGCAACATATAATGAATTCAAGTCAACATCACTGAAGCTTACTGAACCTGTAGTAAATGACAATACTGAAGAAGTGAAGTTTTCAGTATATGCATAACGACCTACACCGTATAGACCGTTTACAGCCGCATCGGTAGAACCAAGCTTAGTGCTGTTACCACCGAACAAGGATTGTCCGTTGTAACCGTTTTGGCCTGGAAGACCACCACGGGTAGTACCATACTTGAAGTCTAGATAGAAGATTAGACCGGATGGTAGGTTCATTGGTTGAACTGAAACGAATTCCTTAGCGGAAATTTCAGCGAATACACGACGAACCAATGGAAGAGCTACGCCAGCCCATTGTTCACTGTTTGCAGAAGTACCAGTAGCGGTAGCTTCGTTCAACAATTGTTGTGCTTGGTTTTCAAGCAAGATGGACATGTGTGCCTTATCGACACCTTCTAGTCCTTCAAGAAGACCAGTCTTGTCCCATTTGCTTTGCAATCCACGGGTTTCAGTCATCAACTTAGCCTGTGGATTCATATTGTTTGTCAATAATGATTTAATATCACTCATAATTTGAATTTATTTTATAGTTAGTTTTTACTCACCTTAATTTAACTTTTTACTTCTTAATTCCGGCGAGCTTTTGGAATCTTGAAGCCATCACGTTGCTGTTTTCTACAATTAGATCCTTTTTAGGAGCTGTTGATGCAACTGGTTTACTTGCCAAACCTTCGGTGATTGTTTTTGCAGTTGTATTAGTTTTCTTGACAACTGATCCACCTAAACTATATGATTCGGACAAAATAGTATAACTCAACTTGACTTCACGGATGGACTTAGCCAAGTCGAATGTTTCCACAACCTTAAGTTTTTGCTTTTGGTCGAGGTTAAATTGATTAAATAGTTTATTTGTATATAGCAACTTTGCATTCAACAAATTAACTTCGTTAAGTTGATCACGGAGATATTGAACAGTAGACATAGCTTCGTTCAATTCAGCTTGAAGAGATTCGTCAACCTTTTCATCTTCAATCTTTTCATCTACCTTTTCTTCTTTTTCGTCGTCTTCTTCCTTTTCTTCATTGACGATAGATTCTTCCATTTCTTCTTCTTCGGTTTCTTCTTCGTTCAATGAATCAAGAAGTTCTTGTAGATCAACTACTTCTTCTCCTTCAGCTTCTTCGGCTACTGGAGCAGGTGCTGGTGCAACTGGAGCTGCCATTGGATCAACTGGAACAGGTGCTGGTGCAACTGGAGCTGCCATTGGATCAACTGGTGCAACTGGAGCTGGTGCTGCTGCGGCTGGATCAACTGGAGCAGGTGCTGGTGCAACTGGAACATTTGGGTCAACTTGACCTGCTTCATCCAATTCACCTTCTAGTTCAGCGAGAATTTCATTTAATTCTTCATCTGTAATTTCCATTCCTTCATCCATTGCATCATCTGATGCGGACATTTCCATTGGCATTGTTTCAGATACTTCATCTGAACCATATTCACCTTCAGAAATTTCGTTTTTTAATTTTTCGGCTAACATAGCTTCTAGTTTTGGTTGGAATGCTTCTTCCAACGCAGCTTTTGCATTTGCAAGTGCTGTAGCACGTACAGCTTTAGCGTCAGCAATAGCTTCTTTTAATAGATTTGACATATTTATTTTCCTTATTTGTGTGAAGTTATTGAGGATTTGAACTTCAATGAAGATTAATTAATTATATGTTGCGACAAAGGAAATGTCGTATTACTGTTGAATAAATATAAATAAAAAATTGAAAGTAATAAAAAATCTTGATATTTATTGTATTATGCCATATAAAATCAAAGGTAAATGTATTTACAACAAAGAAACTGGTAAAAAACTTGGATGTACTGACGGTGATGTTCAAAGATATTTACGTGCATTATATGCAAATGTACCAGATGCAAAAAAGAACGAAATACGAACAAAATTGAAAGAAATATTTCGTAGATCATTCGCAAATGTAATCAATGAAACCGCAGAACTAAACAAAAAGAATGTTAAGTTTAGAGATGAATTGAATAAAAATCAGGGACTTGATTTTAAACCATATGAAGTTGCAAAAATTGCAGAAGTAACAGGTCCAGTTAACAATAAAAATGCAGGATCTGGTATGGAATTGAGTTTTGATAAAGAATTCAATGAAAATACAATTAAGTTTGTAATTAAGAAATTAACAAACGAAGAAGATGATACAAAAAATTCTTTCAAATATGGTGTATGGTATACTGAATATCAAAATGAAGAAGACTTTGATAAACCTTCAGCAGAAATTCGTTATAAGTTATCCGATCCAATTACTAATGATACTGGTGAAGGAGAAATAAAAAATAAATTATACAGTTTCATAAAAGACGCAATTAAAATTAATAATTAATTATGACACATTTAAAATCATTCTTAACAAAAGAAAGTGGTGAAAAAGAATATAAGTTGGATGATATAGATCATCCAAATGGATGGGATTGGAAAGAATTGGATATGTTATATGGAATGGGATTTGAACCAGAAGGTGATGCACGACTTGTATTAAAAGTAAAAAATCAAAAAGACATGGATGATTATACTTATAAAATATATAAAACAGATGACGATTATATTTTATTAATAAATGATACCAAACATTTATTTAAATCGTTCAGTGATATGTTAAATAAAATAGATGAACTTGGTTCAGTAGAAATTTAAAAAAATAAACCCCACTGTAAAAAGTGGGGTTTTTCGTTTCTATTTATAATGTTTTAATGACTTTTAATTTCAAAATATTTTTCTAAAATATTGCCCATATCTTCATATAAACTGACCATTTCATTGTTTTGTTGTTGACATTTAGCAGCATTTTTCTTAAATGCTTCAGACATCTTCTTCAATTCTTTGAAATGACGAATAGCAGTATTTTCTTGCATCCAATCACCACATTCATTCAATGCATATGTTTCGGCATATTGTGATATTTTATCAATATTTTCCGCAACTTTCATCAATTGATGATATTCATAAAGAACTTTTCCATATTCATTATAATTATGTACCAATTCATAAAGAGCTTTCTTTTCTTCCTTGGTAAGTGTCTTTACTGCTGCAGGTGATTCTCCAACAGCTTGTGGAACTGGTTGTGGAGATTGGGGTTGATTTTTAATTCCCAATGTTTCTGCTATTTCAGTTAATTTAATCATATGATATAAATATTATACTAATTTATAAATGTTCTTGTTTATCACCAATTATTTTATTCTAATTCTCCTGGTTCATAATCATATGGTTTTTGAATAGTTGGAGTTAATGTTTTAAGTTTTTCGTCTGGCTTTTTTGTGTTTTTAAACATATCTCCAGGACCTTTTTTTACTGAACTTGATTTTTGGTTAACAGGAAGATCACCTAAAATATCTTTTCCTTGGAAAGCAGAATCAATTTTCTTATTGAGTTTAACTCCCTTAACATTTTTATTAACTACTATATTTGCTAATTGAAGAAGATTCTTATACAAATTCTTTAATTGAACTTTATCACTACTGTTAACATCAATTGATTTTACTAATAAACCAATGTCAACTAATTTTGATAAAAAGAATTTTACTCTAGTTAATTCTTCCACACTTAAACTAGAACTGTTATCTATTTTTTCTTCTGATATAGCAGAAGCTGACCCGCCTGGTGATTGTGGTTTTCTCACACCAAACATTTGTCTTAATTCAAATGTTGCACCAATAATAGAAGGCATTACAGCAGAGATTTGTTTTGCTAAATCACTATATTCTTTAATATCTTCATTTACTTGTTGTAGTAAAGTGGATGGATCACCAATTTGTTTTCTAAAATTAGCAGAATTAGTGTTCAATACATTGTTAATTGATTTTAAGAATACTCTTAATTTCAACATAGGAGATCGGTCATTAAGTTGACCAGATGGTTTTGCATCAACAATATTTTGAATTCTTACCGCTAAATCACCAGCAAACAATTGATTTTGTTTGATTCCATTAATGTGTTTTACCAAAGAAGGTTTAACTTGACCTTGTGGTTGTTGGACAGGCTGACCTGGAGTTGGTTGTTGAGGAGCTGCAGTTGGAGTAACATTTTGATTTAAATAATCAAGAACATTTTTGAATCTATCTCCTTGACTTTGCATAAATGCAACAACCCCATCTTTTGGTTTATTAAACATTTTGCCTAGATCTGTCAAAAATTCATCATATGCTTGTTGTTGTTGTGCATTTAATGATTCATCAATTGTTTCTTCATAACCTTCGTTCCATTTTTCTTCAATGTTTTCATTTAATGATTTTTTTAAAGTATAAGTATTATTATATGATTTGACGAACATACTTTCTTTATTTTCTCTAAATAAAGCTTTTGGTCTACCCAAAGTATCCTTTGGACCAGTATATCCTCTTGACTTATAATATTGTGCTTGTTGATCTGCATCATATGCAACTCTAGCTGCTCTAGTACCTGGTTCTACATATTTTGGTGATGCTGAACTTGGAGTAGGAGTAGGAGTTGTAGATTGTGATGGAGTTGGAGTTTGTGATGGAGTTGGAGTTTGTGATGGAGTTGGGTCTGCACGAATTGGTTCTGGACCAATAGGTTCCATATCATCTGGAGTTCTTGATGGGGTTGGTGGGGTTGGTGGGGTTGGAACGGATTTTTGTTTTGTAACTTGAAATGCGTTTGGACTAACTTCACCTGCTTGATCAATATATGATGATATAGCATTTACTGTTGCTGCGCCTGCACCAGCAAGAGCAGCACCAGCTACACCTTGAGTTAAACCAGACATTACTGCATCGCCTGTACCACGACCTTGAATCTTTGCTAGAACAGCATTACCAATACCGTTTACTGCGGCACCAGCAGCTTTTATTGCAAGAGGATTTCCTAAAGTATAAGAAGCAGCAACCATACCTGCACCAAATGATGCAGCAGCTAATAAAAATTTAATTTTACCAGGATTTTCTCTTATACCTTGAATTATCTTGTCTTTAAGAGACTTTGGAACTCCTGGAGTTCTTATTACAATGTCTTCTGCTGTTTTTTGATCAGGAGGCGGAGTTTTATCTTGATTTGCTTTTCTATCAAGATATTCTATCTCATCTTTAAGTTTATCTTTCAATCCTTCTACACCAGGACCTACACCTGGCGATCCTTGACCAGAAAATTGTTTAGCTTTTTCAAACTTTTGTTTAAAACCTTTTAATAAAGAATCAACGCCAGCATCTTTGCTATCGGCAGTTTGTGTACCAAAACCAGATAGATTCTTTATTCCTTGACCTGTACGAACTACGCCAGCTTTAACACGATCAAAAAATCCTTCATCAACACTTTCAAGTAATACTTTATCTTGTTGAATATAGATGCTAGTATTTACACCCATATCATAACATTCTTTCATGAATGTTTTGATGCCGGAATCTAGACTGTGATATTCTTTTGATTCAAATAAAATATCATATTGTAAGTCTGATTTGAGTTTAATATTTTCAATTAGAATATCATTCATATTATTTAATTTCTCCTAAAATGTCTCTTATTAAATTTTCTACATTTTCCCATTTGTTTGTTAATGGGTTTTTTACAACTCCTTCTTGTAAAGATTGTTCTCCAGATGGAAACATAAACGCACCTTTGGTTGATGGATTGCTAACAAAGTCAAATGCAATCAATTCAAAATCATCTTGAACTTCATCGGTACCTTCATGTACATTCTTTTTAACACTTCCCATTCCTCTGGAACTAATACCCAACTTAATACCACAGTTGAGTAATTCTTTTAAAATATTGCCACTTGGTGTAGTTAAAATTTCTACTTCGCCCATTAAATCATTACCATTCCAATACATTCTTTTTACATTGTGACTTACATTCTTTAAGTTCACAACGCTACTGTCTGGGTGATCTAATTCGCCTAGTGCTCTTCTTTCTCTGATGAAATTTTCATCATATTTTTGAGCTTCTCTTTGTAAAATTTCTTTGCCGTATACTCTACCGTTTTGATTTTTTGCTTCGGCTCTTTGTAGAACACCTTGTACAACCAATGGTCCACCTTTAGACATTGCTTCTTTAAGTACAGATTTATCTACATCAAATGTTATACAATCTACTAATAGTTTTTTATTCATATATATTATACTCCTTTTGTTGCAGTGTTTGTTGGTACAACAGGAGCAACTGGTGTTGCTGGAGCTTGTTGTTGTTTCTTCTTTGCAGAAGGTGTAACAACTGCATTACCTAAAATTTTGATTTGGTATGGTGCTTTAACAAAGTATTCACTTTCTTTTTGTTTACCTTGTTCTCTACCTTTGACTACTATTACATATTTTTCATAGTAAAAATCAATACTTACACCAGAAACATTCACTATATAATCTTTTTCTGGTTGACCATATCCTTTTGATGCTCTTAATTGGACTTGTTTGTTTCCAATTTTGCTCATTATTTTGTTTTGAAAAGTTCCTTTGTTTTGTAAAGTAGATTGTGATACTCTAGTTTCAAAATCACTTAAATCAGATTTAGCATCATATAAATTTGGATCTTCTTGTCCTTGTTGTGTTTGTTGTGCGTTTGGATCTTGTTGTGGAACAGCTCCTGGTTCGGCAGCTTCATTTACTGGTTTTGCAAGAGTATATCCAAGAGCAGTAGCTACATCTGGTCTACCCTTTTTATTTTTAGAAACCCAAGTAGGAACTCTTGGTACACCGGCAGAACCTTCTCCACTACCTGCAGCAGCAGAAGTAGTAATTTCGTCCATTACTTGTTTAATTAATTCTTTGATTTTTTGTTTCAAAGATTCATCTGACTTAATAATTTCTTTGGCTTCGTTCATATTAAATTTGATTTTTGATTTCCTTTATCAATTCATATGATAACAATAGAACCATTACTTGATTGTCTTTAACGAGATTAAATTTTTTAACATTATCAAGTTGTTTTACAGTTTCATTAATTTTGATCTTAATGACATCATCAGAAATTTTATTGGTTAATTCAGCCAATTGTTTCTTAACATTAGTTACTTCACTGTCAATTAATGTTTTCAATGAATTTGTATTGCTTATACTATTAATATATTCTTTTAATAAATTCTTTTGGTTTGAATCCAAATCTTTATACTTTTCATTTAGAGATTCGACCAATATTTTATAACTCAAAAGACGAACTTCTTCGTTTTGTTGTTTATAAACATTAATCATTTCATCTTCGGTTTCTTTATTAACTTTTTTAATGCCACATAAATTTTCAACAATACAAGTTCTGGATGTAACAATTTCTTTTACATCAAACTTAGAATTTTTATCACCGTGATTTTCAAAAATTTTATATATTGAAGCTAAGACTTTATAATTCTTAATACTAGACTTAAATAAATCATTAATTGGATAAACATCTTTGATTTCTTTGATTAAATTATATTTTTCAGATGTTAATGACTTTTGATTTAGTTTGTCTCTTTGTTTTAAAACAATTTCAATATACTTTTCAGCTTGTGTTTCGTCTTTTGCAACTTCATTAACTAAAAAGTTATACAATTGTAACTCTTTGCCTAATTCTTTACTTTCAGAAAAGTATTTAAATAGAATATTCTTGGCAAAAGATTCGTCTTTTCCAGACAAAATATCTGATGTCACTTGTCGAGTGAGCAATTCAAACAATATTCCTGTGTTTCTAAACTTTGAATGCTTAGCTTTGTGCATATAATTTAATCTTCGTTATTTTATAAATATAGTAAATTTATAGTAAAAATCATTTTTAATATACTATTTACATGGATTATTCAATAATATTTTTTTCGTCTAACATCGATAGACTTTTTGTTTCATTTAAAAGTTCTGTTTTGATTTGAGAAGTAGTTTTTAAAAAGTCATTTAAACCCTCTAAACTCAATGGAGATTTGGTTTTGGAACCTTGTCTTAATGGATCAGTTTGAGATTGCGATACATTTTCTTTGCTTCCTAATGGATCATATCCAAACGCAATATCTTTTCTCTTTTTGTGAGATCCTTTTTGTGATGGTCTTTTATATGACCTAAGAGATTTTTCTGTTAATGCAGGAGCTTCACCACCACCAGTTTCACCTCCTGTTGTTTCACCTCCTGTTTCCGTTCCGGCCTCTGCACCACCTGTTTCAGTTCCACCAGCTTCACCTCCACCAGCTTCTGCACCAGTTTCACCTCCACCAGTGCCGCCTTCACCACCTTCTTCTGGTTTAATTTTATTGAATGGTTTAGCAGGATCAATACCTTCATCTTCAATTTGTTTGAATCTGTAAGATTGTTTAGCATCTTCAACCAAATCATTCTTTTGAATATCTACATCTTCTTCAGAAATCTTAAATACATTTTCATATATCCATTTCTTACTAAATAACTTAGTTTCCATCATGTCTTTGGAAAGATTTACTTTGTCTTGCCAAATAGCAATCTTTTCTTTTTCAAAAATTACTGACGGATTAGTTAATTCTAATGTAAAATCAACCAATGATGCATCTTTATACCCTTGAGCATACAAATGTACCATTGCAATTTTGTTTAATTCACTGATCAAAATTCTTTGTACTCTGTTTACTGTCTTTGCAAATCTTACATCTTCACTTGCAAGTGTTGCCTTACCACTCAAATCTTCTTCATAACCCAAAAATGCCTTTGGTATCTTTAATGCAGCCAACATTTTGTTACGAAGATATTCAATATCATCAATACCATTAAATTCCATACCACTCAATGGTTCAATACTAGTACCACTATCACTACCACGAACTGGTAGATAAAAGTCTTCTACCATGTTTTGTAGATTAAAACGAAGATTATAATCACCTGTTCTTTCATCAATGTATGGAACCTTTTTCATCTTGTCCATCAACTTTTGCATATATTGATCCACTTCAGATGGTGGAATATTACCTACATCAACCTTAAATATTCTCTTTTCTGGAGCACGCATTACACGGTGAATTAACATTGCATCTTCCATCAAAGATAATTGTTTCCAAACTCTTCTACCACCTTCAATAATACTTTTACCATATGGAATAAAATTACTATCACTCAACATTCTAAAATGAGCAACTTGATAGTTTTCTAATTCTTCTAATCTACCACCTTCTGGTAAATTAATTTGAAATTTTACATAGTTCTTATTTGTTAAATCACTATTTTCTACACGGGTAACATTGTATGCACTAATAGGTTCTACCATGTAGACACCATATTCTGGACTAATATACATTTTCAAATAGAAATCACCATACTTTACAAGATTTCTAGTCCAACTCCACATGTTAAATTCAATATTAAGAATATCATAGAACAAATTATAAAGAATTTGTTTGATGTTATCATTACTTGAATGAATTATTAATATTTCCCCCAATTCATTCTTAGTTACACATTCATCTGCGTAAATGTCCAATGCAGATGCAATGATTGGGTCCATATCCATTGTATCATAATCACGGAATAGTTCAATACGAGCAGCTTGATAACTTAAAGTGAAATCTCTGCTGTATTGATTATATGAAGATGTTCTAATTCTATTAAAACGATCTCTAAGCGTATTACGGTCAGTAGCATACATTACTTCATCTGTATCTACTACCTTTAATTTCTTACCACCTACATTACGAATTACCGCATCAGTGGAAAAAAGTCTCTTTAATTTAGAATATAAAGATCTTTGTTTTAATATTTGAAATTCTTCGTTTGCCATAGTTTTATATATATAAATATGTTACAATAACCAAGTTAGGTTTTCTTTTTTATCTGTTATTTTTCCTGTTGTCATTTGCCATGCTTCTTGGCTACTAATAGTTTGTGCTTTATAAATGTTTTGAGTTCCGCCTATTCTTGTAATTCCACCTAACATTGATCTATTTAGATCCATACTTTGTTGTCTTAACTTCAATGCTGTATCTCTTACCCACAATCCAATACTCATTGCCATTACTAAGTCGTCATTATAACCTTTCATTGCAGCTACTTTATTACC